AGACGTGTGCTCTTCCGATCTGTGGTGCGTTGATGCCGCAAGTAACTATGGAGGTAACGCTAAGTGGCCTCATCGTCATTCTCGGCCAGGTCATCCTGTTCGTCGGCTTCATCTGGAAGCGGAGCGGGGTTGAGAGCGAGCAGCGCGGCAAGATCGAGAATGCGCAGCATGACATCGTGCGGCTCGAAGGCGAGTTCGACACCAAGATCGCCACCCTCGGCGCGTCGATTACGCTGATGCGGGATCAGCACCACGAGCTTCGCGAGCATCTCGCGACGAACTACATGAAGCGCGAGGAGATCGCGGCCATGGAGCGGCGCGTGGTCGACAACCAGACGGCGATCCTCGCCCGCATCGACAAGTTCGAGACCCGGATCGACACCCTTCAGCGGACGCTCCTCGACGCCATCGCCGGGCTTCGCGCGGAGCGCCGCGCGTGACGCTCCCGCCTCGCCCCCGCTTCCGGCCCGGCGTTCCGCGGCCCGGCCCGAAGCCCGGCTCGGCCCAGGCTCGCGCCGCCGAACGCGCCCAGGCCGAGAAGGAACAGCGCGCCCGCGAAGCCAAGGTCGCGGAGACCCGAGCGCTTCTCCGGGCGCTGGACCGCGAGCAGATCGTCACCGACGCTCGGGACCGGTTCATGCCGTTCGTCCGGTTCACGCAGCCGGACCCGGCCGACCCGGACGATGCCACGCCGTCGAGCTACGACAACCACCGTCCCCACGACGCCGTCGCCCGGGCGCTGGAGGAGGTCGAGCGGGGCGCGATGCCGTTCCTGATCCTCACGATGCCACCTCGGCACGGGAAGTCCGAGCTCACGACCCGCCGCTTCCCGGCCTGGATCCTTGGGCGCGATCCCTCGCGCCATGTCGTCGTCGCCGCCCACACGCAGGAACTGGCCGAGGACTTCGGCGCCGACGTGCGCGCGATCATGTCGACGCCGCAGTACAAGCAGGTCTTCCCGGAACTGAAATTCCGCCGGGGCGGCTCGGCCAAGGACCGCCTTCAGACGGTGCAGGGTGGGCTCGCCTTCTTCGTGGGTCGCGGAACGGCGCTGGTCGGGCGCGGCGCCGACTTCCTGATCCTCGACGACCTTATCAAGAGCGCTGACGAGGCGCGCTCGGCCGCCGTGCGCGAGGAGACGTGGCAGTGGTTCGTGAAGGTGGCGATGACCCGCCGGATGAACGCTGGCTCCCCGGTCATCATCATTATGCAGCGCTGGCATGAGGACGATCCGGTCGGCCGCATCACGGACCCGACGAACCCGCACCACGACCCGGTGCTGGCCTCGAAGTTCAAGATCATCAACCTGCCGGCGCTGGCCGTGGAGGACGACCCGCTCGGGCGCAAGCCTGGCGAGGCGCTGTGGCCGATCTCGAAGGGCCAACCGAAGTTCGATGTCGAGTTTCTGGAGCAGCAGCGCCGCCTCGACCCAACCGGCTTCCCGGCGCTCTACCAGCAGACCCCCAGCGCGGTCGACGGCGTCCTGTTCAAGCGCGAGAACATCCAGACCTACGCCGCCGACGACCTGCCGAAGGACCTGACGCCCTACTGCACCTCGGATCACGCGGTGGGCACGGACCGGACGAAGCACGACGCGACGGTGCTGCTCGGCGGTGGCGTCGACCGGGCCGGCAACCTGTGGCTGACGGACTGCGTGTGGGAGCGGTGGCCGACCGACAAGGTGGTGGAGGCCATGCTGGCGCTCGCCACGCAGCGCAAGCCGATCCTGTGGGGCGCGGAGAGCGGGCACATCTCGAAGTCGATCGGGCCGTTCCTGCGCAAGCGCATGGAGGAGACGGGCTCGTTCTTCGCGATCCGAGAACTCACCCCGATCGGGAATAAGGAGGCCCGCGCCCAAGCCATCGCGGGCCGCATCGCCCAGGGCAAGGTCTTCTTTCCGCGGCACGCGGCATGGACCGAGCGGGCGGTCGACGAGATGCTCAAGTTCCCGAACGGGCGCAACGACGACTTCGTGGATGCGCTCGCCTACTTCGGTCTGCTGCTCCAATCGATGTTCTCGGCCGGGCGCCCGGTGGAGGAGCGCCGTGAGGCCGAGCCGCGCACCGGCAGCTTCGCGTGGATCAAGGCGCAGCAGGCCCGCCAGGACCGTGACGCACGGGTCCGGCTTGGGGGAGGCTACTGATGTTCGATGAGCCCGAGGACGCCGAGATCGACGTGAGCGCGGCGCCCGCGCCGGCCGCCGCCGACGAGGCCGGCGCCAAGCCCGGTGACGCCCAGCCGTCCGCCCAGGACATCGCGCTCCAGAAGCGGATCGCGGCGACGATCCGTGAGGACAAGCGCCACTTCGAGCCCGCGTTCAAGCGGATGCGCCGCGACATGCGCGTGGCGATGAAGGGCCACGACACCGATTGGGGCGAGGCGAGCTACAAGGCCAACATCACGGGCCGGCACGTCAAGGCGAAGACGGCCTCGCTCTACGCCAAGAACCCGAAGGCGGTCGCCCGGCGGGTGGACAAGCTCGACTTCAAGATCTGGAACGAAGACCAGCAGTCGCTGATGATGGCGTTCCAGACGATGCAGGCGGCCCAGGCCGCCGCGTCCGTCCCGCCCGAGCAGGCCGGCGTCGACCCCGCAACCGGTGGGTCCGCCCCGGTCCCGCAGCTGCCGCCGGGCTTCGAGCAGGCCCAGGCGCTGATCGCCGACTTCCAGCAGGGCGTGGCCGCGCGCCAGGACGCGCAGAAGGTCGCCAAGACCCTGGAGAAGCTGTTCGGTCACGCGATCCGCGAGCAGCAGCCCCTGGGTTTCAAGGAGAGCATGAAGCAGACGGTCCGCCGCGCCTGCACCACGGGCGTCGGCTACGCCAAGCTTTGCTACCAGCGGCAGATGGGCCCGCAGCCCAGCGTCGACTACAAGCTGAACGACAGCCGGCAGCGGCTGGAGCACCTCAAGGCCCTCATCACGGAGCAGGCCGAGGACGACGGGTCCGTGGCGGATCTGGAGGCTGAGGCCGCCGAGATCCAGCACATGATCGCCGGGCTTCAGGCCGAGCCCGAGATGGTCGTGTCCGAGGGCCTCGTCTTCGACTTCCCGCAGTCCACCCGGGTCATCCCGGACAAGCTGTGCCGGTCGCTGGAGGGTTTTGTCGGCGCCCGCCACCTCACGCTGGAGTACCTCTACACCCCGGACGAGGTGGAGGAGATCTTCGGCGTCGACCTCAAGAGGGGGCCGGGCAAGGGCTTCAAGCCCTATAACGCCAGCGGCAAGACCCAGGAGGAAGCCGCCAACACCAGCGAGGGCGGCACGCAGGCCGATCTGTTCGCCGACGACCCGGATGCGGGCGAGCACAAGGGCGATCTCGCCCTGGTGTGGGAGTATTTCGACAAGGCGTCCGGCCTCGTCTACTACCTGTGCGACGGGCGCGACGGCTTCCTGCGCGATCCCGCCCCGCCCGATGTCTACGTGGATCAGTTCTGGCCCGTGTGGGCGCTGACCTTCAACAGCGTCGAGAGCGAGGAGGAGCTTTTCCCGCCGTCCGACGTGACGCTGCTGCTCGACATTCAGAAGGAATACAATCGGTCCCGGGACGGCAAGCGCGAGCACCGCCGCGCCGCCCGCCCCCGGTGGGTGTTTCCGAAGGGCGCGTTCTCCGACGAGGATCTCGACTGGCTCGGCACGGCCCCGGCCTTCTCCGCGACCGGGCTCCAGATGGACCCAAACAAGGACATCAAGCAGGTCCTCCAGCCCATCCCCGTGCCCGGCGTCGATCCGAACCTCTACGATGTCGGGGAGATCATGGCCGACATGCAGTATGTCGTGGGCTCGTCCACGGCGATGCTCGGCGCGCCCACGAAGGGCACGGCGACGGCCAACTCTATCGCGGCCGGCGCCAGCGCGACGACCGATCAGGCGTCCGTTGACGACCTCGACAACTTCCTGACCGCCATCGTGCGCGGGGCGGGCCAGATCCTGCTGCGCGAGATGTCCGAGCAGACGGTCGTTAAGGTCGTGGGCGCGGGCGCCGTGTGGCCGGAGATGACCCTCCAGGACATCGCCGACGAGCTTTTCCTTGAGATCGAGGCCGGGTCGACGGGTAAGCCGAACCAAGCGGTTGAGATTGGGAATTGGGAGAAGATGCTCCCGTTCCTCATGCAGATGCCGGGCATCGACCCGACGTGGCTCGCCCGGGAGACACTCCGGCGCCTCGACGACCGGATGGATCTCACGGAGGCTCTGGTCGACAGCCTGCCGTCCGTGGTGGCGCAGAACCGCAGCGCGCAGCCCCAGCCCGGCAATCCGGCGGCCCAGCCGGAGCAGCAGGGGCACCACGGCGCGGCCAACGGCCCGGCTGCGCCCGGTGGGCCGGTCGGGCGAGGTCCGCCCATGGGCGCGCAGTCAGCACCCGCACAGGTTTAACCAGAGGAGAAAGCTATGCGTGAACTCACCGGACATGTTGTCAACGAGGCGAACGATCGGCTCAAGATCACCGTCGAAGACGAAGCGGGCGCTGGCGGCGCCAACCACCTCTACATGATCCGCGGCTTCGACACCGGGTCGAACCCGTCATGCCCGTTCACTGCGCGGCACGGCCAGCCGTCGCAGCATGCGACCGTTCTGTTTCAGAACGGCCCGATCGCGGAAACGGGTGTGAACGGCGTGACGCACGAAGCGCTGTTGGAGATTGTCGCTGACCGTCTCCGTAGTTTCCAGGCGGGTCCGTATGCGTGCCAAGCCAACGCAGACGCCCTCAGTGCTGTCGAAGCGGCGCAGGAAGCGCTGCTGTCTCGCACGCGGGCTCGGATGGCGCGGGGCGTTGAGGGTACGCACGCCGTCTGATGCGTCTTGCGACAACGGACAATCTGTCGTATCGAAGCAAAGGTTTAGAGGATCCACATGGACCCCGAAGACGAAATCCTCGATGTCAGTCTCGCGGACGCTCCGTCCGCGGAACCGGCTTCGGGCACGGACGCTGGGGGCGCTGCTCCCCAGGATGGCGCGGGCTCGTCCGCCGCGCAGGCGAAAACCGAAGACGAGGGTCTCCTTGCCGTTGTCCGCGATGCGGCCCCGGCGAAGAAGCCCGACCCTGCGGCGGCCTCGCCAGCCGAAGGTGACGAAGCCGGGAAGCAGCCCGGCGCAGGTCAAACCCAGGCACGGGACGACGAGAACTTCTCGGACGTTCCGTTTAACAAGCACCCGCGGTTCCGTCAGCTGCTCGGCGAGCGGAACAGCTTCAAGGCCGATGCCGAGAATTTTCGGAAGGTCGACACGTTCATCCGCGACAACGGGATGACCGCCGAGGAGGCGGCCAACCTGCTCACCGTGGGTGCGATGGCGAAGACCGATCCCGCCCGAGCCTGGGAGATGGCGAAGGGATGGGTCGAGAACCTCTTGAAGGCCGCGGGGGAGGTGCTGTCGCCGGAGTTGCAGGCGGCCGTGCATGAGGGCCGGATGACGCAGGAGGCCGCCTACGAGGTGAGCCGTTCCCGCGCCTCCGTCCAGTCCATGCAGGCGGCGCGCAGCTTCGAGGCGCAGCGGCTTAGCCGAGAGCGCGTGGAGGGCCATGCTCGGTCCATCACGTCGGCGGCTCAGTCTTGGGAAGATACGCGCCGCGAACGCGATCCGAACTTCGACGCCAAGCTCGAACCGATCCATCGCGAACTGGCGTGGCGCCATCGCAACGGGGATCTGCCCAAGTCGGCCGACGAGGTCCGCGCGCAGCTTGACGATGTCTACAAGACCGTCAACGCGGCGCTCGGCGCGCAGGCCGCCCCGGCAGCGACCCCGCAGCGGCCGGCGCCGCAGCGCCAGGAGCGCAAGCCTGTCACGGGCGGATCGGTGGCTGGTGGCAACACGAAGGCGCAGCCGCGCAACATGCTGGAAGTGGTCCAGCAGGCGGCCCCGTAGCCTTCTCAGGCGCAGGACACGACCGATGCCGTTCACTTCGAACGAACTGGCGAACATCGCCAACTCGGCCCTCGACTACTATCTGGAGAAGGGCAAGACCGCCCGCCAGAACATCCAAGACAAGCCCATGCTCGCCGCGTTCGAGCAGTCGGCGGGCACGTTCCCCGGCGGCAAGGGCAACGTCTCGCTGGGCGTGAAGGGCGGCCAGGGCGGCGGCACCTTCATGGGCTACACCCACGACGATCAGGTCACCTACTACAACCCGGCGACCAACCTGCGGGTGAACTTCCCCTGGAAGGAGCACCACATCGGTCTAGGCATCACCCACACCGAGCTCAAGATCGACGGCATCACCGTCACCGAGAGCGGCGGCGACCAGTCGACCTCGGAGAAGGATGGGCGCGAGCAGGCGGCCCTCGCCAACCTGCTCGACGGCAAGCTGGAGGACTTCGAGGAGGACAAGAAGGTCTCCTGGAACCGGCTGATCTACGGCGACGGCACCGCCGACGCCAAGGCCCTCGCCGGCATCCGATCCCTCATCCTCGACGCCCCCGCCACGGGCTCTACCGGTGGGCTGTCCCGCGTGACCTACCCGTGGTGGCGCAACCGGGCGGCGACCGCCGCGAACGCCGCCGCCGGCGGGCAGGGCGCGATCACGTCCTCGTCGACGGGTGGCGGCGCGCTGATGACCTTCCTCCAGGCCGAGGATCGTCAGCTGAACCGCTTCTCGCAGGGCGGTACGAAGCTGCGCCGCTTCGCGGGCTCCGACTTCATCGGTGCGATGGAGAAGGAGATCCGGGCGAACGGCAACTACAGCCTCTCGGGCTTCCGGGCGGCCGGCACGGTCGACGGCAAGATGGCCGACCCGACCTGGGACGGCAAGCAGATCATGTACGATCCGACCCTGGACGATCTGGGCCTGTCCAAGCGCATGTACACGCTCGACATGCGTCGGATCCGGCTCCTCTACATGATCGGCGAGCGCAACAAGAAGGCGATGCCGCCGCGCCCCTACGACCGCTACGTGATGTATCGCGGCCTCACCTCGACGGCCGTGATGATCGCGCAGCAGCTGAACACCTCGGCGGTCTACGACATCGCGTGATCGTCTGATCTGTCGCACGACGGGGCGGCGCCGGTTCGGTGCCGCCTCTCATTTCCGGGGCGCGGAGGCCCAAGAGCATGGACATCGCACACGCCCTCGTCGCCCTCGGCGGCGACAAGGGGAACAGCGTCCCCAAGATCGTCACCCCGGCCGAGATCCTCGTGCTCCAGCAGCTGCACGGGGCCGACAGCGTCCACGACATCCTGCCGGCGCGCCCGCAGGAGCGCTCGAAGGCGTCCGAGCTCGCCCGTCTGGCCGAGACGTATCAGGCCAAGGACGACGAGGGGAAACGCTACGTCCAGTCCATGTTCCCCAGCGCCACGCTGCTCCCCATGACCCTGGGTGAGCTCGACCTGGCGGAAGACCTGTTCAAGGCGACCTCTCGGGCCCAGCCCATCCGCACGGCGACGGTCGCTCTGGACCAGACCCACGGCGCCCCCGGCGGGCAGGCCGAGCGCGCGGCCTGGAGCAACACCGGCTTCGAGCCGATCGAGGTCCCGGCCGATCCCGATAGTCAGTCGGAGTTCGTGGGCACGATGGTCGATCCGCGGACCCAGCACCAGAACGACGAGCCGCCCGGTGTCGCGATCACCGCGACGAACGACGGCGATCTCGGGCAGTTGAAGGCCCGCGCTGCGGATCAGGGCACGGGGCCGGGCGCGCCCGCCGGTTCGCAGACCGGCGCCCGCGATCCGCTGCTCGCCGGGGAGACCGGAACCGGCGAGAAGCCGGCGGCCGAGAAGCACAAAGAGGTCACCCCGGGCGAGCGGCCCGCGGCCCTATTCGAGTAGCCCCGCATGGCCCGCGGCCGGACGCTGCTCTCCCTGCTGGACGACCTGCGCTCGGAATGTCGTCTCTCGACGAACCCGGCGCACAACGCGCAGCAGCGGGAGAGCCAAGTCCGGCTGCTCCAGCGCATGCAGGACTGGCTCTACGAGGACTTCCCGTGGCCGCATCTGCGCGTCGAGCGTCAGATCGTCCTCCAGGCCGGGCAGCGCTACTACGACCTGCCCGACGACATCGCCATGGAGCGCATCGCGCACCTTGAGGTCCGCTATGCGGCCCGGTGGTGCCCGCTGGAGAGCGGGATCGACCCGGTTCAGTTCGCGGCGATCGACAGCGACGGCGGGCAGACCGGATGGCCGGTGCGCCGCTGGCGGATCTGGGAGGACGACCGGATCGAGGTGTGGCCGGTGCCGGACCAGAACGGCGACGCGGCCGCGCTCGAAGGCGTCGCGAAGGTCGTTGGCACGCGCAACCTGTGGCCCCTCGTCGACGACGACCACGTGTGCGACCTCGATGACCGGATGATCGTCTTGTACGCCGCGGCCGAACTGCTCGCGGCGGCCGGCGGCAAGGACGCCAAGCTCAAGCTCGATCAGGCGACCCGCCGCTACGACACCCTGCGCGGCGAGCTCACGCCCCGCCGGAGGGTGGGCCTGTTCCGGGAGCAGCACTCGCGCTCGATCCTGCGGGGAATGCCGTCGATCGACTACCGCCCGGCGAACAAGTAGCCGAGGAGGCGGTCATCGGCACGATCTGGATCAGGGAGTTCACGGGCGGCCTGGACACCCGGCGTCTGCCGGAGACCTCGAAGGGCGGGACGCTCATCAGGGCCGTGGACGGGCATATCAACCGGGGCGGCGAGTTCGAGCAGCGCGCAGCCTTCGTCCCGGTTTACGCCCTGCCGAAGGGCACCGTGGGCCTTGCCTTCACGCAGACCGGCATCGTCGTGTTCGGGTCCGTGCAGGACCCAGGGATGCCCCAGGGCGTCACCTATCAGCGCCTCCAGCACCCGGACGGCGTCACGGCGCTCGCCGACGTGCCGAGCTTCGACCTGTTCGGCGGCAAGGTGTTCGCCGTGGGCGTGTTCACGGACGGCAGCACGCACCACTACTACGACGGGGTGCTGGTCACGAAATACGGCACGAACACCGCCGTCGTGCCGGGCCCGTTCGTGCGCACGTTTGGCCGCAAGCTGTACTACCTGTCCGACGCCAACCTGATCTACTCGAACCTCGCCGATCCGACGAACTTCGACGCCGACAGCGGCACCGGAACGAGCACGGGCGCGGGCTTCAACGATCTGTCCGAGGAGGATTACGGCTCGGAGGACCTCGTCGCGATCGGGCGCTATCAGAACTACCTCGCCATCTTCTCCGACCGGACGGTGCAGATCCGCTACGTCGACCCCGACCCGTCGCTGTCGAAGTCGATCCAGGCCCTGCACAACACGGGCACGATCAGCCCGCGTAGCGTAGCGCAGTTCGGCGACAACGACCTGTTCTACCTCGACGCCTCCGGCCTGCGCTCGCTTCGGGCCCGCGACGCCTCGAACGCCGCCGTCAGCACGGACATCGGCTCGGCGATCGACGTGCTCCTGACGCAGTACGTCAGCGAGAGCAGCCCGGCCGACGTGCGCGACGCGATCGGCATCATCGAGCCCCGGGACGGCCGTTTCTGGCTGTCCGTGGCCGACACGATCTTCGTGTTCTCCTACTTCCCGGCGGCGAAGGTGAGCGCATGGACGGTCTACAACCCTGGGTTCAAGGTCGAGGACATGATCGTCTACGAGCGGCGGGTCTACCTGCGCTCCGGCGACCAGATCTACGCCTACGGCGGCCTCGGCGCCGCGCTGGAGTACGACGACACGAGCGCCGTGGCGTGGCTACCCTACCTCGACGCGGAGACCCCGACCGAGACGAAGACGCTCCAGGGGGTCGATCTCGCCTGCCGTGGATCATGGCGCATTGAGATGGGCATGGAGCCCTGCAACCTCGACGCCAGCGACAAGGTGGGCGAGGTGACGGAGACGACCTTCTCGGCGAGCCGGATCCCGGCCGCGCACCGCGCGACGCACTTCTCCCTCCGGTGCGCGTCCCAGGGGGTCTTCGACCCGAACCGGCCCGCGGTGCTCGGCTCTGCCGCGATCACCTATGCGACCGAGAGCGACAAGGCGTCGTCGTGATCCTGGGCGAAATCACCGTCGCGGCGGCCCTAGAGGTCGCCACGCATATGCGCCAGCGCGACTTCGAGGAGTTCTCGGCGGTCTCCGGCATCGCGGACCGAGCGGCGCTCGCGGGGTTCCTGTCGCAGCGGTTCGGGCGTCGCGACGGGCTGCTCGTCGCCCGGGACCGCTGGGGCGGGCCTATCTGCGTCGGCGGGGCGGTGTCGGTCCGGCCGGGCTCCGCGACGCTCCTGTTCTACGCCACCGACGACTTCCCCTCCATCGCCTTGCCAATGACCCGGTTCATCCGGCGGCACTACTTCCCGTCGCTCGCCGCCGCCGGCACGCACCGGATAGAGTGCGTGTCGCTCGCCGCCTACGGCGAGATGCACCGCTGGCTGGAGACCCTGGGCCTGCAACGGGAGGGCCTGTTCCGCGCCTACGGCCACGGCCGCGAGGATTTCGTTCAGTACGCATGGATCGCCGACGATGTTCGTCCGTCTCGCCATTGAGGAGGACCGGGAGGTCCTGATCGACCTCTGCGTGCAGGCGGTCGAGGAGAGCGTGCGCGGGATCGCCCCCGACCGGCGGGTGATCGGGGAGACCTTCGACGCCTACCTCGCCAGCGCCGAGCCCACCTTCTTCGTCGTGGAGCACAAGCGCGAGTTGGTCGGCTTCCTCATGGCGTCGATTGGTGGGTATCCGTTCGCCTCTGGCATCTTCACGACGCAGCAGGTAATGTTCGTCCGTCCCGATAAGCGCGGCACTCGGGCGGCCGTATTACTGGTTCGACATCTCATCGCCTGGAGCACACGGCTCGGCGCCAAAGAGATCACAGGCGGCAACAACAACGGCCTCAACACGGAACGCACCGCTCGCCTGCTGGAGAAGCACGGTTTCGAGCGTGTCGGGGTGTTCATGCGCCGGCCGGGAGAGCGGTGATGTCGAAGAAGGACGGCGGGGCCTCGAAGCAGGCGAACCAAGCCCGGATGGATGAGGCCGCGCGTCAGCAGACGATCCGCGCCGGCACCGGGCAGATCAACCAGACGTTCGATGGGCAGTTCACGGACGACTTCTTCAACAAGCAGCGCGACAATTACACCACGTTCCAGATGCCGCAGCTGGACGACCAGTACGGCAACGCGCAGCGCCAGCTGACCTACGCGCTGGCCCGCGACGGCAATCTGAACTCGTCCACGCGCGGTTTCCAGCAGGGCCAGTTGCAGAAGACCTACGACACGGCCCGGACGAACGTCGCGGATCAGGCCCAGAGCTACGCCAACACGGCGCGTTCGAACGTGGAACAGGCCCGCTCGAACCTCATCTCGACGCTGAACGCGACCGGCGACGCGACCCAGGCCGCCAACAGCGCGACCTCGCAGGCCGCGATCCTGGCCCAGCCCGCCGCCTATTCGCCCCTGGCCGATGTCTTCGCGACCGGCAGCGCGGCTCTGGCGCAGCAGGCCCAGCTGGAGCGCAACCAAGCGATCACGGGTGTGGGCGGCGCCTACAACACCGGTCTGTTCGGCTCGTCCGGCGGCTCGGTGAAGGTCTCTCGGTAGGAGGCGGCTATTTGCGATCCCTTCACCATAGCTGGGGCCGCCCTCACCGCAGGCGGCGTCGCGGCCAACTCCATCGGCCAGTCCCAGGTGGCGGCGGCGAGCAATCGCGCCGCGTCCGCCGAGCGCGCCCGCCAGCAGCAGTTGCAGCAGGAGGCCGCGGCCGTCCAGCAGCACTCGAACAGCCTCTATGAGGGCTTCGCGGGCAAGCAGGCGGACCGCGCCGGCCAGCTGACCGACTATCTGCGCGGGGCCCAGCTGCCGGCCCAGGCGGGCGCTGCGACCGTGGAGACCCCAGCCTCCTCGTCGAACATCACGACCCAGGGCGAGACGGCCCAGCGGGCCAAGGCCGACGCCTATGCGCAGCAGCAGGCCGGGGCGCTGGGCGACCTGCGCTCGTTCGCCGACATGCTGGGCACGAACACCCGCGCCCAGGCCCGGGACGCCGGAGAGATTGGGCAGATCGGCAACTTCATGCGCGGCTCGGCCACGGTCCTGCCGATGGAGCTCAACGCCGCGAGCCATGCGGGCGACACGATGAAGACGCTGGGCGGGCTCGCGGGCGGGCTCGGCAAGGTCGGTGTCGCCGCCGGCCTCGGCGGGGCGTTCGGCGGGACCAGCAGCGGCGTCACCACGGCGGCCGGCTCATCGCTGCCGACCTTCGCGGCGACGCCCAGCCTCGGCTCGGTCGCCAACGCCTATTCCGGCCTGCCGCAGGCTCCGATGTCGCTGGCGGGCGCCTTCGGCTCGCTCCCGTCGTTCGCGGGCTCCAGCAGCCCCTACCGCTCGTTCTGAGGGCCCCATGCCGACCTTTCGGAACAACGCCGTCGACCCGCAGCAGATCAGCGCCGCCTTCGACGGCATCGCCAAGGCGTTCGCACCGCCGAGTGCTCAGGACATCTATGCCGGTGCGCGGGCCAAGGAGGCGCTCCAGAAGACGCAGCAGCTGGCCGACCTCTACAACTATGCGGCCCAGCCCGGCATGGATCAGGCGCTGCTCGACCGCCGCGCTGGGATCGCCGGGGCCTACAACCCGTCGTCGTCGCTGACGGCGGTGGGCATGAACAACGCGACGACGCTGCGCACGAATGCCGCCGACAACGCGCGGGCGCTTCAGCAGACCGGGTTGCAGCAGCAGGGCGAGACGGACCGCGCGCTGTTGACGCCCGTGGGCGAGGGGGCGACGCGCTTCGTCCCGCCAACGATCGCCAGCGCCTACGACCTGCCCGCGCAGCAGATCGGCGCGGTGAAGGCGAACGAGGGCCAGACGGTCGCGCTGCCGGGCGGCGGCACGGTCGAGGGCCGCGCCAAGCCGGAGACGGAGACCGAGGCCAAGGCGCGACTGCTCTCCGGCATGGATCCGGTGGCGCAGCGCGCGGTGGCGTTCGGCAGCACGCCGGTCGAGACCGTGATGGGCCCGAACGGACCGGTCATCTCGTCGCGTCTCGACGCCATCGGCAAGGCCCCAGCGCCGGACAGCGCCAAGGCCCAGGTCGCGAACTACAAGACCGGCGACGGCCGGACTGGCACCGCGCGGCTGGACGCCGGGCGCTGGGTCGACACGCAGACGAACGAAGTCGTGCCCGCGGGCTCGGTCACGTTCGGCGCGACCCTCCAGGGCAACAAGGACGACACGGGCCTCGGGCAGACGGCCAAGAACGGCGTCGAGGAGCGGCTCGTTGACATCGCCAACGTCGAGAACACGGTGAAGGGCTACAAGGCCCTGCTCGCCCGCGACCCCGGGGCCATCGGCATCGTGGGCACGGTCCGGGGCCTCACGCAGGACGCGGCAGCGGTCGCCCGCGAGGCGGCGGGGCTACTCGGGCCGGGCGTGGAGGGCTTCGAGCGCGACATCGCGAGCGGGCGCGTCGCGCCAGACGTGGTACAGGAGTACCGGCGTCTGGTGCCGGACGGGAAGTACAACGCGAACATCCCGCAGGCCAAGCTGACCGAACTGCTCCTGGCGTCCCAGGTCGCGAAGATGATGGACCCGAACGGGCGCATCTCGAACGACCGGATGAAGCAGGTTCAGGAGGGCCTGGGCGGGGGCGGCGTGTTCTCGAACGTCGACAAGACAAACGCCAACCTCGACGCGATCCTCAACCTCGCCTCGGGCCAGCGCAAGCTGCTGGGCGGCGTCGCCCCGGCCGCCGCGGCGCTCGGCCAGCCGACCGGCGGCGCCCCCGCCGCG